TGTACTTGGCGACACCGGACGCCACGTCGGCATCGATGGTGGCGGCAAGCTGCGACATACGCTGCTTCAGGATCAGCTCGCTGTAGTCGTCCAGCTTCATCGTGCGCTCGGCCTGCGAGAAGGCCACGCCGATGTGCTTCTGGGACGAGCAGGTGAGGGTCGTCCACTGTTGGTTCTCGGGCTGCACCACGAGCGTGGGGCCGTCCGTCACCAGCACGCGATCCGGCAGGCGCACGCGCAGGGTGTCGCCGATCTTGGCGCCGGTCTTGGCGAAGCTCGAATCGTACTGGCGGTTCACGTTGCGCGTGACCGCGAGTTCGTTTTCGAGAATCCGCGAGGCTTCGCGGGTGATCATATCAATGGTGAGCAGACTGTTTGCCACGTCGGGTTCCTCTCAGAGAAGCGGGCGGGGGAGGCTACTTGCGGTTCTGGACTTGCTTGTTGCGCGCGGCGATCCACTCCGACACCGACGTTTTCTCGATGGAACGAGGGTCGGCAGGGTTGATGGCCGGGGTAGTGGCGCGCTTGTGAACGGGCGTGATAGGTTCAGGAGCGTTACTAGCAGGCTTCGCAGGAGGCTTGGCGGTCAGCTTGGCCTCGATCTTGCCGAGAGCCGCCGCTTGGAGCGCGGGCTTCATCGCCCAGATTTGCTTGGATTCCTCGACGTTCTTGCCCAGGTAGTAGGCAATTTCGGGACCAATCTCGGACTCCATAATGACTTCCGCCATCGTGTTGGAGATCGCGGGACCGCCCTTGTCGGTGTCCAGAAGTGCGACTTCTTCGTAATCGCTGTACTTCGCTCGGATGGCTTCCTCACGATCGTCGTAGGAGTCTCGAACCGCAGCTTGCTGCTGCTTGGCTTCCTTTTCAGCAACGATCTGTTCGGCCTTGAACTGCGCCGCCGCCTCGATGTAGTCGGCTTGGTTGGCGTAGTCCTCGGGCTTGGGTTGCACCAGCGGACGCGGGGCGTTGGCCTTTTCGGCCAGTTCCCGGCGCAGCTTGCGCTCGACCTTCGCCTTTTCAGCGGCTACGATCTTGTCGAGTTCTTCCTGCGTGAACTGCCTTGGTTCCTGCTGTTCTTGTTCCTGATCCTCCGACGGTTGTTCTTCCACCGGCTGGGTGGTCGTCGTGTCCACCTCGCCAGGCGCGGCCTCCACCGCTTCGGGTTCCTGAGAATTACCTTCGATGAGCATTCAAGCTTCCTTATGGAAACGCCCGGTCAAATGGGCCGGTACATACCAGTTATACACCAAGCAAGCAAATTTGGTCAACTTGTTGCTTGACAGATGGAGAGTTAGAAGGGGTAGTCGGTTTCGGTGGCGTCGATGTAGTTCGCGCCCTGAGGTCCATATACCCCGGTCCACACCTTGCACAACGTCGCGGGTTCGATGTTCACCAGCGGCCGATGACCGTTGGTATCGATGGCTCCGTACAACGTGCCGTGTGGCGTCTGTTCCGTGTACACACAGATGACGTGCGAGAACTTCACACCCGCGTCCACCAGCGTGACGATCCGTGGGGTTACGCCGGGGATCTGCTTCAGAGCCAAATAGGCCCACGTCGCATAGTCGTCGCAATCGGTTTGGATGCGCGACCAGTCACCCGTTTCCATCGAGTATTGAAACCGCTCCGGGTTCACGTAGTTATCGCCAGCGCCGCCCCACTGATCACCCGTGTAATTGCCGTGGGTCATCAAGTAGGCCGCCGCCGCTTCGGGGCTGGGGAACTTCGGCACCGGACGACGGGGCACGCCCGCCATCAAAGCGTCGTTCAGCCGCGACCAGCCGGACTTGAGGGTGTTGTAGAACTGGACAAGCGGGTTCGGCATTACGCCTTCTTTTCTGCGGCCTGCTGGGCCTTCTTGGCTTCAGCTTCCACGAACTTCTGGTACTGATCGGGCAACGTCGGGTCGATATCGACCAGCATCTTCCCGGCACCCTGGCATTCGGCCAAGCCCTGTTGAATCTGCGCGAGCCGGTTCTGAAGGGCATTGGCCTCGTTCTGCAAGTTGACGCCGTTTACGTTCACGGCCTTGAAACGATCCAGCAACGAAGGGGTCTTTTCCACGGGGTTACTCCTTGTGTATGGGTGCGACTTATTCAGCCGCCGGGGCATCGGTGACGGCTTCTTCGACGGGCAGTTTGGCCGTCAACTCCACGACTTCAGCACGGACGGCTTCCAGTTCAGAGCCGGTGGTGGCGTGCGCCGCCTTTTCCACGTCCAAGGCTTCCTTGGTTTCCGCGAGTTCTTGCGCGAGCAGGGAAGCACCGTCGCGCTCCTTCTCCAATTCAGCAGCGATGACCGCGTGGGAATCACCCAGCGCGGCCTTGACCACGGGAGAATCGAAGTCAGCGGCGATCTCCGACATCGGAATTTCCAACGTGGAACCGTCCTCGCGCGTCAGCACCTCAACTCGCCGGATGCGAGTCTGACCCGGCTTATCACCAGTCAGTTCGATCGTGAGATGGGTATTCTTGATGGTCATTGGTTCACTCCTTATGCTGACGCTACGAGGCGCTGATCACGTTGTATTCGGTGCCGTTATACACCAGTTGGACAACACCCCAGTTGGTCGCAACGGTGATGCTAGCCGCACCATCAATGGTCTTACCATTACCGGAGATCGTGAGGGCGGTCCCGCCGCCTCCCGCGATACCCTTGGCATCCTTGATGATGATCAATTGACCTGTGTTAACCGCGGCTGGTAGGTTAATCGTACCGGCGGCGGTGACGGTCGGGTTCCAGAACACCATATTATCGGTGGTAGAAAGCGTAGTCGGACCAGCCGCCGTAACCGTCAGAGTGTTGTAGCGGAAGTTACCGCTGATCACCATACCGTTGGAATCCACACGGAACCGCATATTGGACGTGCCAGCGGTGGACGTATAGATGTCAAGGTTCGTGTTACCGGAAGAACTGAACGGGTGAATAACCATATTACCACCCGTAGCGGCATAATAGATCACACCACGAGAGCCAGCTAGACCAGACGTAGTAAAAGCTGCCGTCGTACCTACACCGATATTGATGCGACCCTTGGCGTCGATCGACAACTGCTCCGTACCCGCGTTGTTCCAGGCAAACAAGGGCCGGGTGGCAATAGCCGTGTTCGTCGCCGTCTGGGCGTTGAACGTCATCAGCGCGTTGGAACCCGTGTCCGTCGTTCCGCGACCGTACAACGCCAACGCCGTGCCGGTGGTGCTTTGCGTAGCCACAAGCGATGGGCGGAATACCCCATCGGCGCTGGAGTCGTTGGTGACGGTGAGCGTGCTCGTGTCGTCCGAAACTTGCCAGGTCGCCAGGGTTTCGAACGTGGAGGCTTGGGCCGCCTTCGTGTACGTCCAAGCACCATCACTGGTCAGCTTGGCTGCTTCCGTGCTGCCGCCGTACCACTTGAATCCCTTGGCGCTGCTGGCAACATCCACGCCGAACCACATGAACGGGCCACCCTCGTGACCAATGGCGATGTCGGCCGAGCCCGCGCCGTTGAACGTGGGGCGCAGAACCAAGCGCGTGCCGGTAGAACGGGAGGCGCCCGTAGAGGGAGCCGCGCCGTTGGAAGTCTGGAACGCCAGCGCCCCATCGGTGCCGCCGTTCAGGGCGATCAACTGGAGGTAGGACGTTCCGAAGTTCGCCCACTCCATCAAAGGGCGATTCGTGACTTGAGCACCCGCCACCGTTCGAGTGTTGAAGCGGAAGATCGCGTTCGTACCCGAATCAGTCGTAGCTTCGCCCTGAAAAACGAGGGCAATCAGATTGGAGTTACCGACCGCGCGGAGGCGAGGACGGAAGAAGGTGTCAGAGGCGCTGTCATTGTCGATGTACAGTTTCGCAACTGCATCGTCGCTGACATTGAACGCCATAATCGACTCTTGGACGCCAGCCTGAGCCGTCGCCGTCCAAGTCTTAGGGCCCGTGAACGTGAACGTCTGAGGCTGCGACGTGATGATGTTCAGGGCCGTCCAGACGGTGAAGAAGGGCGAGCCAGGCGCGTTGCTACCGAACATATTAGTCACCCACCGAAAGCGCGTACAGCACGGTGGCCGTACCGGACGAACTGATGCCCCGGATCTCGCCGCCGCGATGCCGCACCATCGTCGGCACGCCAGCGGGGCAGATGAAGGGGCTGTTGGCGATGGTGCCAGCGATGGCGCCGGGGATGTTGGGGTAAGCCGTGCCGCCCGTGGGGTCCACGAGGCGAATGTCAACGGAGGGGTTGATGCTCACGTACTCCATCCCGACCGCCAACCCGGCCTTGGCCGCGTCAGCACTCAGAATGGTGCCGCCAGTACCGCCGGTGGTATCAACCGACGCGGCGGCGAAGTTCACAATTTTCATTTACCCCTCCCTTAGCTGATCCGTGCGACGGCCAGTTGGCTCTGTAGGAAACTGACGGAATTGAACGTCCAGACACCAGCCGCACCCGTCCCATACCCGAAAATCTCGACGTAATCGTTCGCGGCGAGTTTGACGGGAAATTCGACGTTGGCACACTGGGTAGGGTACGTCACGTTGTAGATGTAGTTGGGCTTGCCGGTCCAGAGCAAGACGCCATTCTTGTAGATGGCGATCAGGACGTACTCACCGACCACGGGAGTACCCTTCGTGAACTGACCTTGAGCCGTTACCTGATACATTCCAGCAGCGGGAGCGGTGAACCGATAAAGTGCAGGATCGTAGTTGTTGCCCAGATCGTACACTTCGGAGTTGAATTGAAGCTTGGTGTAGGTCGCCAGCCCAATCGAATGGGTGGACGAGCTAATCGCCGCAGCGGTCGTAGCGGCAATGGCGGCGATGGTGGCCGTGCTCAACGCGATGGCCGCCGCTTGGGCCGTGGTGGCGCCGTACCCGGAAATGTTGTCCCACGTCCCCAGCGTCACGCCCGCGCTGGTCTTGAGGACGAGCTTGTACAGCGACCCCGACACGAGCCACGTCCCGCCGCTGATGCGACCGGCCGCGTCCAAGACGATGGGGTTCGCGTTGGCAACGCCGCCCGTGCTGTCCGTGTAGGACGCGAGGGGCGTGGTCGTCCCGGCCGCGTAGGTATACAACAGGCCGCCCGCGAGGACGGCGCCGTTGTTGTCGAAGAACTGTTGGCCCGAGCCGCCAATCGGGGAGATTGCAACTGCTGGCATTTACTCGCCTTCCGATTGGGGTGGTTGGGGTTGCTGGGCATTCAGCAAGGCCATATGACGCTCGTGCGCGTGTTGCTGACCCTGCAACATATGCTTGCTATTCTCCACCATAAGCTTGTTTGGGTCAAGGGGTGGTGCCTGCTGGGGCTCCGGTTGTTCGGGCTGCGCGAGATCCTGAATCTGATTCGGGTCCATCTGGGCCTGCGTGACCTTGATGCGATCGGTTTCGGCCGAGTAAGCCTTGATGCGAACTTCTTCCTTCTTGAGCTTCAGTTCCTGCATTTCGATCGACTTTTCGACGTTCTGCAACATCGTGGTCGCGTGGTTGTACTGCTCTTGCAGTTGCTGGATCTGCATCAAGGCGTGCTGAAGGGCGGGACTCATATCCTCGTCGGCCGTCAGCTTCGGATCGATGGCCTTACCGAGACGCTTCGACAGTTCCTGGGCACCCGGCCAGTCCATATTCTTGACGATGAGATCGCCCGCCAGATTCCACAGCGCGGGGTTGCCCTGCAACAGTTGAACCATTGCATCCAACGCCTGCTGGCGCTTGGTGGCGTAGCCGGGGCCGGTCGTCACGGCCACGTCGTACTTGCCGACGTTGAGGTTGTAGATTCGCTTGATGACGACGTTTTGGTTGTTGGGGTCACGAACCTCGGTGACGGGATGCGGCTGGCTGGGATCGATGTGAACCATCGATTCCGCTCCATCTTCCCCGATGATGCGGGCCACGCGCTCGGTGTCGTAAATCTTCGGAATCAGGTCCACCAACTGCCGGGTCGAGTAGCGCACGGCTCGCGCCAAGTTCGCGCCGTAGTGGTACGTGGACACGTCCCCTTCGTGCTGGCGGGCCAGGATGGCCTTGCCGCTGCGCTCGTTGCTGGTCTGGCCGAGGCTGGCGTTGTACTGGCCGGTGGCCTTCTTGATGTCCTCTGCCGCCGCCTGCTTGGCCGCGATGATGCCCGTCTGGGCCATCGGAGGAAGCGAACGCTGGGGCAGCGGCAGCGGGTTCCCGTTGCCGTCGAACACCTCGTTGTTGACTTCCAGGTAGGGCCACGCGGTGGTGTTGGCGGTGTTCCACTTGCGCTCGTGGCCGTTGAACTGGCCGCTGTAGCCGATGAACGGCGCCTTGGGAGCCAGCGCCAACATTTCGACTTCGTTGGACGACCAGTAGTTGTACATACGCTGCGGATCTTTGGCGTTCCGCACGATGCCCGACGTGTAGACCTCGCCTTCGATCTCAAACTCGTTGCCGACGACCTTGATGATGGGGATGTACTTGCCAGCCCAGTCGCCACGCTCCAAGATCTCGTAGCCGTTCAACTTCATCCACTTGACGCGCTGACGCTTCGATTTGCGGCTCTTGATCGGGGGACCGTACTCGCGCTCGTAGACGGTGTATTCGGGCGTCCCCTCGAACGCGGTCTTTTTGTCGGGGAACAGGTACAACTTCTCGTACCAGGACTCGACATAGAAGTATTCGGCCACGCGAATGGTGTCGTCCGACATCCAGACGGTGCCAGGATCACCCACGCCGTTGGCAATCATCGCAGAGATCGGGGTCGCGTCGGGGTACTGTTCCTCAAATTCTTCCTTGGTCATTTCCTCGACGATGAAGCCCCAGTTGGCATCGGAGCCGCAGGGATCTTGGATCATCGGGTCCAAGTAGACGCTGAAGGAGTTGCGAATGCGTCGGATAAAGATGTCTTGGTCGAAACTGTCCTCGTCCGTGTAGTCCGTCAGCAGGCGCCAGTAGCCTTCCCCGATCGTAACCTGATTCTCGCAGGCGGTATCATAGGACACGTCGGCATCCGAAATGTACTCGATGTGGCGCACGATGCCATCGAAAATCTCGGCCACCTTGACGCTGGCCTCGCCGTTGACGGCGATGACCTTGCCCGTGGGGCGGTTCTGCTGTTGGTCATTCGTGACCTGTTTGATGTGCTGGGGGATCTGGTTGATGGTCAGCATCGGGCGCACAGACAATGACCCCTCGGGGGCCGTGCGGGTGGCCTGGGCCTCCGTGGGCCATTGCCAGTTGTTGTCGGACGAACCGGCCGCGAACTTCAGGTCGCTCAACTCGTCCTCGCGGGAGGCCGCCGAGGCACTGATGGCGGTGTTCAGACGCTTGCGAGCGATACTCAGCAAGTCCTCGTCGCTCTTGCTACGGTCCTTGCCGTTGGCGGGCTTGGCCTTGGCGAGTTCGTCATCGGTCACGTTCTGGTCGGTCATAGTCCCATCCAAGAGGTACTGGCGGCGCCGGGGTAGTAGGCTTGCGGGTGGTTGCTTGCTGCACTCGTCTTATTATACGCACGTTTGGCAGGAGTAAACGCAAATGTCAAGGCAAGACCATCGGCAACGTCCGGGGAAGCCAGTCCCCGTGCGCGCATATCTTTTTTGCTCTCCAAGAACATCACACCCTTGGAGTCGGGTTTCTTGCGTGGTCCTGTGAGATCGGCCTTCAGAATCTTATCGTCGGGGATGCAACCGGTCGGGAGCCACTTCTTCATATCGCCCCACATTTCGGCGCGCTTATTGCCCCAGCGTTTCCGATTCCGGGGGCTCCACGCGAAGTTGACCCCTCGGATACGACTTCCGTACCCAAGTTCCTTCAACCGATCATAAATAGGGCCACCCAAGCCACCTTCGTCAATTGCGCCCGCATCCGGGTCAAACTCGTTGATGGCGTCGATGACGTGACCAACGCCTTCCATCGTCCCGATGTCCGAATCAGCGATGCTGAATCGCCGGATGCACAAAACCTTGCGACCCTGACGCACCACGATCGTGAATTTGTCCTTGCCGCCGCGAGAGGGGTCCACACCAATCGTAATCGGGGCGCTCTTATCTTCCTCGACCTTGCGGTTGACCGCCGCATTGACGATCTTGTGAGGAATGAACAACACATCATCGTCATCGGGGAACATTCCATAGACTTCGACACGAGCCTCGTCCGAATCGGGCCCGTGTTCCGCGATAATTTCATCGTAGACGAGCGGATCGGTGCCCTCGACGGTGCGCGCGTCAATTTGTTCGGTGTCCCAGAAGTCCCGGTTTTTGTTGAAAATCTCGAAAAACGCGCCCGAATTGCGTCGTCCCTGACTGAAGGCGAAGAAGAACCGGTTGAACGTCGGTTCGGTGAAAAACCCCTTTGCAACGGTCCAAATACCGTCCACGATGCCCGATCCTTCGTCAAAGATCACCATCATACCGTCGTGGTTGTGGGGACCGGCGTAGGCGTCGGGCTTTTCCGCCGACCACAACTTGCCCTCAGCGCCCCAATACTTCGTACCCTTCTGAAGCTGCGTCTCGACCAGTTCTTTCAACCAACCAGCCGGGTTCAGTACGATACCGGTCAGATCGAACCAATGCGAGTTAATTGCCATCGTGTGCCACTTGCTGATCTCAGCGAACGTGATCGAGCGCAACTGGTCCTCGGTATTGGCCGAAATGATGGCCGTGGCCCCGATGCGGGTGGTGATGAACCACAGCACAAGCCAGGCCACCAGCGCCGACTTGCCGATGCCACGGCCCGAAGCTCGCGCCATCTGCAACAGTTTCGGGATGTTGAGTTCCTTGCCTTCCTTGATATGCTTCTCGATCTTCCGCAAGAACCGGCGTTGCCAGCGGCGCGGCCCCTGCTGGTGTTCCAGCGGCTTCCCCTTCTCACCCCACGGGAAGGCATACATCACGAACGTCAGCGGCGACTCCGTGATCATCGGGGACCACAGAGTAGCCATCAACGCCTGTTCGTCGGCGGCGCTATATTGCTGTTTTTGCTTCAATCTTCTGCACCACGAGACAACCAACCGAGGACAAACCCGCGCCCACGAGCACCTTCCGGCAACCAGCGCGTAAAAACCGCCAGCCGCCCGAGCGGGTGGAACGTCAGGCACACATCCGTCTTACCCAGCGTCAGCGTGATGTCGAGGCAATGGTTAGCGCGGCGCCCGCCGTTGTCCCGAATGCACAGCCCGCCACGCGACCACATCGGGAAATGATTGACCGAAAAGCTGATCCGGTGCCCGCAATACTGAATCACTTGGAACATTTCTCGATCAGGGCATCAATCCGCGCGATCTCTCGCTGGAAGAACGCGATTCGGCGCTTGGCCCGCTCGATGTCCGACTCAGCTTCAGCGATCTCGCCGTTGCAGAACGCACGGTCACTGTCGAGCCCGCTGGGCAAGGACGGCGTGTTGGCGAGGCAGATGGCACATTTCGGGCTGCAACCGTGATTAATCGTCATCGTCCACTTCTTCCCAGTCGGCGTCGGTCGCTTCCGTGAGTTGCTTCAACGTCGGCTCCGTCTCGTCCTCGTCCGTGAACGTCGCCACCTGTTGTACCCGAGTCTGCGCCTGTTCGAGTGCCGCCACGATCGAAATGCTGCCGCTCATTTCAATCTGCTTGCTGTCCCCGTAACCCTTGCGGTTCTCCGACTTGATGAGCCATTTCATTGTGTCCACGATGAACTTGGCACGATCCAACTCGATGAGTTCGCCGTTTACCTCTTTGCCCCTGGCAATCTCCATCATTTCGCCCGTCCAAAGCTCGGTGCGCGTTTCCTTCGCTTCGGTGAAGATGGCGAACCGCTGGGCATCGCTCTTGATCCAGCGCATAAACGCGCCCCGGTCCACCGGAATCGGGAAGTCCTCCAGAATCGCGTTTATCGTCTCGCCACCGTACAACCGGTCAATCAGGCGAGGGAACGCCAACTCGAACCGGTCGAAGATGAGTTGCTTGACCTCGGGCGACTTCCCACGAGGCGTCAGCGGGTTCGGCTCGAACTTGGTTGCAGGAAATGGCGTGCGCGCGAGGAACCCCGGTTGCTTCGGGGCGTTCTGGCTCGGCTGCATAAACGAGGGCAGGTCGGACGACATAGGAGCAATATACCCCAATTTCGTGCAGGTAAGCAAGCACGTCTTTGGTTCCTTATATGCGTGCGTCCCAGATGCGCCCAAAATTTTCTGGGTTCCTCCGTGTCTGTAAAACACGCCTATGCCTGATCACCCTAAGGGTACAGGTGAAAATGTTAGTCTCTGAAAAATTTTTCCTGTGGGTCTGCCCAGGACTCCAGAGATCCGCCAGGGCCCTTGCCGGGGGCCTGCGAGCCAGCGAACCCGATCCGAATCCCCAGATCCTCCGGCTCCAGCGCCGCCAGCGCCACAGTCCCGGCGCTGCCGCGCACCGGTGATCCCGAGGGTGCGCAGCCCCGGATCAGGGGGTACAGACCCCCGATCAGTGTAGGGGTACAGAACCCTCGGGGTTGGCACACTTGGCACAGGTTAGGTGAGGGGCTGTGTACCCGAGTGGTACAGTCCGAGTGTTTATCGGTGTACCCCCTGGCCTACTGTGCCAAATAGTGCTTTGCGTTGAACATTTAGGGGCTTCTTCTTCTTAAGGGGTACAGACCCCGAGAGTAAAACGATTCGCTTCTCACAGGGCCCCTAGGTTGAAAAGAAGGCACATTTGGCGCAGCACTCTACGGGTACAAGGGATGCACTGTACCCCGGTATTTCGAGCAACTTATGCTTGAGGGGTTGACGTGTACCCTCGGGGTATGCTTTAATGGGTTCACGGTCAAGGAAGCAACCGACGCCACGAATCAGCCAACGGCGATAGGCGCGATGCAACCGAGACTAACAAGCGGCAAGTGACCGGCCTTCATTCAGGCCACGCGGTAGCCGGGACGATGGAGAGTCACGCCAAGCGTCCCGGCATTCCCCAAGGGTTCGCCTAGTACGTCAGTCAACCAACCCAAGTGCGAACGCGGCGCGGTGCTGATTCAACGGTAACTCACTAAAAGTAAGTAAGCTTAGAGCCACCAGCAAGGAGTATCCCCGATGAGCTACACGATCACGTTTTACGGTGACGGCATCGAATCGACCGGTTGCGACATCGTGACGTACACTTGTCCGATGGCTGCGATTGAAGCAATCCAGAACCATAACGGAGAGTACGAGATCGAGGGCGGCGATCCGTTCGCTGACTTCGCCAAGATTGCCGAGGCCGAGTAAATGCGTGCCTTGCTCGTTCTCGCCATCCTGGCGCCCCTCGTTGGTGCTGCCGCTGCGATGCCTGCCAAGCGCGCCGCCGATGCCGCCCATAACCGGCAAGTCGTTGCCACCGTGGAACAGGCGGCAAAGCGATACAGCCGATACCCGAACGGTGGCGAGGATGCCAACCTTTACCCGGAACTGTACACCCCGCGCATCCCTATGGCCGATCTTGATGAGGCATATCGCTAATGACTAAGACTGTTACGATCAAGGGTTACAAGGTACACGGGAACGTGTTGGTTCCCAACGGCACGGGCCCGCGCAAGGCTTACTTGCTGCGCGCTGGATACCTCAAGCAACCGGTAACGGCTTGGTTCCACCGTAACGCCCGAGTGAGTGCCATCCTGCCACACATCCTCAAGACTTCGTATGATCAAGGCTTCGTGCGTAAGACGGTGTTTCGCAAGCCTGGCACGCCGTGGCGCACGCTCGTATGGCCTGCTTGCAGCACGTACACGCTCGCTCGGTTCGGTGACGGTGGAACGCCCTTGGTGTACCTGACACAGCGTAACGAGTGCCTGTGTGCGGACTGTGCCACGAAGCAGGCCACGCGCCGCGATGGTTCGGGCGGGAACGGCTATCGTATCGTTGCCGTGCATCCCCATTACGAAGGGGCGCCAATCGATTGTGACGCTTGCAACGCGCAGATTGAATCCGCGTATGGCGATCCTGATGAAGAAAGCGAGGGTTAAGACAATGACCGAACCGATCAAGTGCCACCTGTCCGGGACAATTTCGTACAAGCGGGGTCGCCGTCCCGCGTTCCCGTCGCGTTTCACGGCCACGGTTGTCAACGTGTCGGCCGATGGTAACAGGATGCGCGCTCGTGTCGAGTTTCCGCCACAGACTGACTACGGCGCGACGTGCCCGCGATGGTCGGTGACGCGGACGATTAACCTACCCGCTACCTTGAAAATGAGCGCGGATAAGGAAGCCGTCACCTACGCCATACACGCGGCAATCGAGCGTATGGGCGTTGGATCATTCGCCCTGACGATTAACTTTGATGAAAAGGATTAATCCAATGCGTATCCGCGTTTACTTGGAACGCGTCAGGCTTGACACTGGTGGTTACGTCCGTAAGGGGCAAGCGTTGCCGCGTGGCACGTACTATGGAACCGGTTCCCCTCTGTACTATTTCCAAGCGGAATGGGACAACCCGGATGGCTCCAACGGTCGATATGAATCGGAGTTTAGAGCCAACGATCGTCAACACGCAATCGAGCGCGTCAAGAACGATTGGCGCTCCTGTTTCCCGCCCGATGCCCGGTTGGTATTCTCGGGCAAGTGGTAAAGCTAGACAATACCCTTAGGGTATGATACTGTACCCCTGTGATTGACTTTTACCGAAAGGATGTACCCCGTGAACATTAAGACCTTCGCCGCTTCCCACAACCTCCGCGCCGATGTGAAGTATGGCGCCGATGAGAAAGCCCACGAGCGTATGGGGCGCGATATGACCCCTTGGACTGTTACCCTCAAGTTGAAGGGCCGTCAAATGACCGTGCCTTTCTTCACGGGTTCCCTGAACACGCGCGAACCTGACGCCGTGACGGTGCTCGATTGCCTGCTGAGTGATGCCGATGGCTACGACAACGCGCGCGGCTTCGAGGATTGGGCCAACGATTACGGTTACGACACCGACAGCCGCAAGGCCGAGGAAACGTACAAGCAGGTTGAAGCGCAGTCTAAGGAGTTGCGCGCGTTCCTCGGCGACCTTTACAACGCCGCCCGTGATTGCGAGCGCCTGTAATGTTTGGCTGGCACTACCCGCCCGGAGCCGAGAACGATCCTAACGCCCCTTGGAACCAACCCGAGGGGCCCGAGGATGAGCCTGATGACTTCTACGGCAACGACGAAGAAAGTGAGGCCGACTGATGCCCAGCTTCTTTACTTCCTACGTAAAAGAGGCTATGCGTGATAGCGCGATACCTCAAAAGTACACGCCCGCTAATATCGATCCTGATACTATGGCGCGGCTCCGTGAAGATTGCGAGCGATTTTGTCAGGATAACGCCCGTGACCTGATCACTTACTGTAACTTTGAAAGCGCGGGGCGCCAGTTCTGGAATAGTCGTAACGCCAAGCCTAATGGGTTCCTTGATGGCGGGTATCCCGATGGCATCGGCAAGCGGTTGTCCCTGGCGGCTCGGCGGTTCCCTGCCTACGCTCTTAAGGCGGATAAGGATGGCAAGGTCTATGGATACTGGCATTGAACAAGCCACCGCCGATCTTATCCATACGTTGGGTAACTTCTTGGGCATCGTAAAGAACTGCCGGGTTAATGACAGATTCGATGGGCCCTTTATGGAATTAGAGGATCTTGGCAGTTTCACACTTGATAAGGAACCCGAATTAACCGCCGCGCTGGACAAGTTGAAGCACGCCCGAGCAGTTGCCCAGATTGAACGTTTGGAGGATTGATGCTGTATCAAGTATCGGGCGGCTTCGGTGTCACGCTCGGGGGAATCATCGTAACGTATGCGCGATCCCCCAAGCTTGCTATCCAGCGCGCTAAAAAGCTATGGGAAAAGGAATACCCTAACAGCCCCTTTAAGGTGGAACAAGCACAGGCAACACCGCTTGATGTAGAAAAGGGCCCACAGATAATCTGGAATGGAGATTATTGATGACTCGCATACGGATCATCAAGTATTACGACATCAAACTAGATACGATCGTATACCGCGCCAGCATCGATATAAACGAGCACCAAACTTTATATGTCGTTGCCAAGAATGCAACGCGGGCTCGGCGGATACTGCGAGCAAACTTACGCAAGCACAGCAAACCAAAGATCCCTAGCTTGCGAGCGCCTAACAAATGGAGATTATTAGTATGTCAACCGAGAATGAAATGCTAACCGATCCTACCGCCGCGCGCATCCGTGCGCTAATGGTCAAGAAGGGTTGGAGCCAGAACGAGACAGCGCGTTTTCTCGGCGTGCCGACTGGCACGATGGGCAATTGGATGCAAGGCACCAAGAAGCCGAGCGCGATCGTTTCCCGGCTCTTGGATGTGTTGGGCGTCGTTGAAGTGTTGGCGCCGCACATTTACGTTAACCTGATGCCTAGCAAGAAGGGGGAACAATGACACCGCAAGAAATGCACCAGATTAGCGATCTTATCGCGCAAGCTGGCAACGCGGGAACGGTTGCGTTCGCTGCGCTTACTCACAAGATCGTCATAGAGGGTATCGGGGATGCCGTGATCACGGCATCCCTTACCGCTGTGTTGGCCCTATTGGGCGGCTTGGCCTGGCTCGATTATAAGAACGGTGGTAACGCGCCAGGCGAGGCGGTGGTTTTGTGGTTCCTCGCTACCGGCTTTATCCTGCTGCTGGCGCTTTACTTCGGAGCCAGCGCGCTGGTAGAAATTAGCGCCCCGGATGGCGTGGCGGTTGAACGTATCCTTAAGGCGGTGCATCAATGACGATCGAAGAAAACGAAGCGGCCGAGCGTCAATCGGCCATTACCTATGACCTGTTCCGGGTCTGTGTGTGGCAGCGCAAGCCGTCAGCCGGGTATAACGTCGTTGGATACGCTCGGCGCAAACCGGGCCCCTTCTTGGCCCTCTGGCGTGCCTTGCGTGGGGTGCTCGGATGCTAACCGACCGGCAGCTAGCAGACATCACCGCCGACGTGGCCGCCGCGCTCGATAACCAGGCGGCAGATACCCCGCTGCGCTTGATGGCTCGCCACGCCCGGTATCTGCTGGACGAAGTGGAACGGCTGAAGCAGGAACAAGCGGGTATGACCGCTGCCGAATGGATTACCCAACGTCAACGAATGATGGAGGAATAATAGCGGCAATGTCGGGCAAAGGGTTTAAGCGTGGCGAGAAATATAAATGGACGCCCGAAGTAGAAGAAAGACTCGCCAGCCTATACGGCACGATGAAGCCGCAGCATATAGCGAATCGTTTAACTAATGAGTTTGGGCACCATTTCAGTATGGAATCAGTCCGCCGCTATGCAACGCAAGAACTGGGCATTAAGGTAACAGACGCGCAAGGCGAGTTAACCATTAGTGACGCCGCGCGGGAACTGGGCGTCAAGATTCACACGCTCCATCGGTTCATCAGCCAACAGGGCCTGACCGTGACGGGCTCGGGTTATTGCCGCTTCTTGACCCCGGAAACGTGGCGAGTGTTACAAGCCTACTACATCAAGCCGCCCGAGCCGACTATGAGTATCCCTGAAGCTGCCGAGCGGCTTAACTTCACGGTTGACGGCATTTACAAGCAGGTAAAGACCCAACGGCTCCGAGCCTGGCGCTGGGGCGGCAAGTGGCGCGTATCCGTGGCCGATGTCGAGCGCGCACGAATCGAGCAAGCTAAGATTAGACAAGGGATCATACGGTGAGTCAGCAAACGATTACCCCCGTTGTATTGTTCGGCGCCCAGCCGTGGCCGGGCAACTTAGAAGAATTGGTTGTGACGTGGATTACCTCGGGCGTCAATCCAAAGAAGATCAGCGCGCGGTTACTGGAAATGGGTTATGTGGTCAATCAGGCTGCATTGTTCAAGAAGCGTAAAACCCTTGGGCTTCCGATCGCTCATTACGGATTCCGCTGGGAAAAGAATCCCGAGGCCGCCGCATTCTTAGAAGAAAAGCGCGGTTTCTATTCGGCGGCTTGGATCGCCAGCCAACTCAAAGAGAAGGGTTATCAAGTCAGCATCAAGGCCGTTGAACTGCGCGCCCATCGTGAGGGGTTGCTAGGTAAGGATAACTCTGATGAAATGACCCAAACGGCTGCGACCAAGCACCTTTTGATCAGCAACCACGGCTTACGGGCTGCAATCAAACGGCTTGGTCTGCGCTGCCGTGGTCAAGGTCGATTCCGCTTTATACCGATCCCTGTAATGGTAACGCTGTGCGCCCATTACCAAGTGGAGCCACCATACCTCAACCTCGAATCATACAACGTCGGCCAAGAGGTCTATGCGTGCCAAAGCCTACGAATGAACCACAGCCGAGCCCGCGGCGCCCTGCTGGTGCCCCGTAGCTGGTCCTCAGAGGCACGGAAGGACAAAGGCGACCGTTGGGACAAAGACGACCGGCTTGGGGTCGTGGTGGCGGTCCACCGGGGCGCCCTTGAAGTCGAATTGCGTTATGGTCGGGCAATGGTGGCCCCGGCTCTTGTGCGCCCAGCCAAGAAAGAGGACCGAGAAAAGTAGCAGAGGTCACGCGCGTAAGGCCCTGCTTGACCGCCAAGGCCCTGCCAGCCGTTGAAAGGTGTCAGGCTTCATCCAACAACAGACAACCGCCCTCACGAGTCGCGTGGGCGGTTGTTTACATTGCTTGACATCTTTGTGTACTTCTGTTACATTCTTACATCATACTAGGTCGAGCGATTCCGCGCCGTGGGTCGTGTTGGGTTGGAGGCTTCCCGCCTTCTCCAGCCTATCCGCGTTGCGTTCTAGCTTGGCTCTCACCACGGCATCACGGTATGCCTTAAACGTCGTGCGTAGGTGCGGGTTAATCAGCCAGGTGGCGTGGCCCGAGCCCTCCCTACCGCCATCGTCCACACGGGCAACCCATTGCATTTTCTCTAACAGGTACATCGCGTTCATCGTCCACTCGTTCTGTTGCCAAGAGGTCTTGACGTTGGCTCTTTCGAGTTGCCGCTTACCCGATCGCTTAATCTCGCTCAAGGTGATTCGGTCAAGGTCGGCGTGCTGAATGATGTGGTCCATCACCCACGAGTCGTAAGACGAGGACGAGCCATCCCCGTCGAACACGTACCGATAAGTCGGAATGATGTACTCGCGTGCAATGCGGATCACGCGCTTCATCAAATCCTCGCTGACGGCAGGGCCCCACGGGTTTTCGATGATGTGAAACATCAGCACCAGCCGTCCGACCGTGCCGGTCATTTTGCCGAAGGCGTGCATAAACTCGGGCGAGGACTTCATCAGGCGCTCTTGTTGCATCCGATCCTCGAACCACTCTTGAAACTGGCGAAATACTTGGAATGCTTCCGGGGTCAAGCGATACGTCTTTTGTTCGAGCGAGTAGGTCAGGCGTAAGCAGTTCTCCCACGCGCTGGCGGTGTTCATAAACTCAGGGATGGGCTGGCTGATACGGGTCTTGTTGTGACGCAGCACGGCAGGCAAGAAGCGTTGCAGGAAGCCATCAGACGCCAGGCTGTTGAAGTGCTCGGCCAGGACTTGCGGTTGCATATTGCCATAAATGGACACCGCGAAGTTCTCGCAATGGGTCGATCCGTTGCTGACACGATCCATTTCGTACCGCTTGGACTCGAACCCACGAACCCAGGTCGAACGGTTTTCGCCTGATTGCTTGTTCGTGATGCGCTGCACCAACCCGTTCATTTCGTCCAGGTAGGCCAGCATCCCGCGCGGGCGTTGCTGGCACAGATGCACGAGCTTCTGACTGGTGACATCCTCGACGGTGAATTTCAGCGGCACGGGTGCCACGGGCTCGGGCGGCACGACCGGCGCTTGCTCCGGTGCCAGCAAGCCATCCGGGGAACCCGCGTAGTTCATCATCGCCTTGTGGGCGCTGGCGTACACGGCTTGGTTGTAGTCCCAGATCTGCCGATCCCTTGCGTATCGCTGATGGTCGCCTGCCTCGATGGCGGCTAGCGGTTCCATCATCGGCGTGGAGCCAGGCGTCTTGCGGTCGCCGGGGTCGCCGATGGTCATCAGCCACAGCACGGGCGGCACACGGAACCCCGGCATCAGTTCGAGCCGGGACTGTGCATCCACCACGCCACAGGCAGCGGCCAAGCCAGCCCACAGCGGCACGATGGGGTCGCAGCCCACGGAATCGCTGACTTCTTGGGCGCGCTTCGCCAGCACGGGCGGCCACAGCGACAAATCGATGTCCGGCGGCGCGGCCTTCATCGTGGCAATCACGTCTTGCGGCGCCACCATTGCCGACACGTCCCCGAACAGCACCGAGGCATCGGGAACGGGCCGGGTCCAGCCGTTCTTGGTCGCCAGGTGGAACAGCGTGCCCAGCGTCACGACCTGGCTCTTTTCGCTGCGGAAGCTGCGCCATTGCTGGACCGTCTCGCGCTGGCCCTTGTACTTGCTCCCCTTGGCGCTCCAGCCGTCCCACAGCGCGAACGCCTGATCGGGGTTGAACGTCTGTTCACCGGCCCATTTCAGCGCCATCCCGACGTGAACCCAATCCCCTCGGTCACAATCGGGATCGAGGTACTCAAGGGCGCCACGAATTTCATCCCAAGACGAGTCAACGCCATTGACCCTGGCGGGCCGGGAGTCCTTCAGGGATTCGGTCCACAGTTCGAGGATGAGTTGCGGCAGCATCGGCAACCGGCGCCAGTCGCCGTTTCCCGCCCAACGATACGGCTGATTCGTGTCGGGGTGAATCGTCGGCGGCAAGACATCCTGCACGGTCAGATCATCGTGGGTGCCGCACCGGAAGTTATAGATAGCCTTCTTGTTCTCCGTCTTTTGGTAGGACGGCAGACGCAGGCCACCGGGCATCCGGTACAACAGTTTCCCGTGGTTGGGCTTCCCCGATTCGATCATCACGGAATCCGGGGCAGCGGCCAGCGCCGTCACGTCAATGCCGAGTTCACATGTACGCGCCCAATCATCCACATCGATCGCCATCGTGCCGCTATAGGCGTGGGCGAGGCCGACACCGTAGTTCGGCGGGAGTAGCGCGGCGTTGGCGAGCACGCCCTTGCGGGTCTGCCATCCGGGATGATGTGGCCCCTTCGTACCAGGGGGGATCGCCACGATAGACCATCCGTGTGTGATATAGTCCTGAACATTCATTCAGCAAAGAGCCTTTCGAGGACTTGGAAAATACTTTCGTGTTGGTGCTTGACAATGTACTACACCGAGATTACAATTGCAAGCAACAAATAACGGAGGCGACCCGATGGCCCAGGCCAGACACCCCAAAACCGAATCGCTCATCACGAGAGTGAGTCCCGAGATTAAGCTAAAGCTCGCAGAGCTGGCGGCTCGATTGGACCTGACTTCCAGTGATGTCGTGCGCGAGTTGGTGACAGGCTTTTGCGAAGGTCGTGTAACGATTGCACCCCCACAGGACAAGAAGGAGTCATTATACAATGCTGGAAACCCGAATCGCTGAACTGACCGCCGCCATCGTGGCACTGACCGCGCAGTTGCAGGGACAAGCCGCCCCCGTCGCTGCTGCCCCTGCTGCGGCTCCTGCGACCCCCGCGCCTGCGCCCGCTGCCTTCGCCGCTCCCGCTGCGGCGCCTGCCGCTGCCGCGCCCCTGGCGAACGGTATGCCCGGTGGCCCTTTCACCGCCCCCGCTGCCGCCGCTGCCCCGGCCTTCACGCCCGCCGCCGCTGGCGCTCCGTTCACCGACCTGGCCGGCTGCACCAAGTACGCGATGGACTCCTACGCGATGCTGGAAGCCAAGGGCGCCGGTCGCGGCGAGGTCGTGACCCAGTTGATCCAGCACCTGTGCGGCAGCAACAGCATCAACGATCTGCCGGTCGCCGCCTACCCCAGCTTCTACACCGAGTTGGAGAAGCAGAAGGCTCTGTAAGCCTTCCACCCTTCCGGGTCATAAGTTACCCGTACCCCGTTTCACCCCGCTTTATAAGGAGCAAGTTCAATGACCGTTTCCCCCGAGCAGGTTGCCGCCGCCAAGGCCAACTACGAGAAGGCCGTGGCCGCGCAGCAAGCCGCCAAGGCCATCGTGGACAACCTGAAGGCCACCAGCGCCGACACCGTGATCGCCTACGAGAAGGCCAAGGCCGCCTACGATGCGCTGAAGCCGAACCAGCAACTCGCCAAGGCCAAGCTGGACCGCGCCAACGCCGACGTGACGATCGCTCGCACCGAGTTGCAGGCACTGGACCCCAAGGCGTTCCCGTCCACCAAGGGCGCGGGCAACTCCGTGCTGCTGGGCCACGTCAAGGCGTACCTGGCCGACAAGCCCGAAGGCGCCACCAACCAGGACATCTACGATGGGCTGGTCGCGGCGGGCGTCGAGATGGCGGGCGCCGACCCGCGAGCCAACCTGACCAGCTACCTGTCCCGTTGGGGCAGCGCGGGCTCGCTGGTGGACAAGGGCACCGGCAAATGGGGCGTGGCCCCCGCCGCTCCCGGCTTCCTGACGCCTCCCGCTGCCGAAGCGCCGCCTGCTCCCCCGGCCGAGGCCCCCGGCTTCCTGGCGCCCCCTGTCGCCGCTCCCGAGGCGCCCGCCGCCCCGGCCGAAGCTCCCGGCTTCCTGGCGCCCCCGGCCGAGGGTACGCCTGCCGTGACGGACGCGCTGGGCGAGGACTTCCCCGGTGTCGAGGCGCTTGCCGACGCGGGCATCACGACCCGTTCGGGCCTGGCTGGCAAGACGGCGGCCGACTTGGTTGCCATCCCCGGCATCGGCGCCAAGACGGCTGAGAAGATCCTGGCGGCGGTCTAATCCGTGCCTGACGAACTGCATTCGTCCCTGTCCCCCAGCGGCCGACACCGTTGGGGGGCTTGCCCCGGCTCCGTGCGGGCCGAGGCACCCTTCCCCGAATCGGAAGGGCCCGCCGCCATCGATGGCACGCGCACCCATTCGCTCTTGGAGCGGGCGGTCAAGTTCGAGTTCGTGGACAAGCAGGGTCAGTGCGGCACGCTGCCGTACTGGAACCTGAAGGTCGAGGACGAATACGGTTCGTACACCGTGGACGCCGATCGCGCGGGACGCATTAACGTTGCCTTGGAGCACATCCGGGGCATTGTCGAGGAACGTGGCGGCACGGTCATTCCCGAAACGCGCGTGTTCCCCGATGGGCTGGTCGGTCGCGCCGATATGCACGGCACGGTAGACGTGCAGATCACGGGCAAGTTCATCTACACGATCCTTGACTACAAGGACGGGATGAACCCGGTCAGCGCCGTCAACAACCCCCAACTCGAACTGTACGCGCTCGGCGTGCTGGCGGGCCTGGCTCCCGAGAACTACCCCAAGAAGTTCGAGTTGGTCATCGTGCAGCCGAAGCTCAAGATGAAGGGCCTGCCCATCATTTCGACCCACGTCATCACGACCGAGGACTTGCTGAAGCTCGTGCCGGTCATCGTGGCCCAGGCCGCCGCGACGGACGACCCCAACGCTCCCTTGGTGCCAGGCGAGGCCCAGTGTAAATATTGCAAGGCGAAGGGTACATGTAGTGCAATCGCCAGGCAAGCTATGGAAGGAATCGGCGCTATGTTTAACCCCGTCAACCCGGCTCCCACGCCTGCCCCGGCTGCGGTTCCGTCGTTCGCGGTCCCCTCGTTCCTGGCTGCGCCCCGCGTTGATACGTCGGCTCAAGACGCAATCGACTACGCGGCTGACAAGGCCGCTGGTGTGGCGCCGGTGTTCGACTTCGCCACCCCCGGAATGGTTGCCATCACTGGCCCCGCCATCAGCCCCGAAGTGATGCCTGCTGGCGTGCCCGATATGGCGCACATCCTGGCGGCGCGCGACCCCAACAAGATGGACGACGACCAGCTTCGCCAATTGATGGAAGCCGCGCCGTTGGTCAACCAGTTGCTTGAAGGCGTGAAGAAAGAGATCGAGCGCCGCCTGCACTCGGGCAAGACGGTCAAGGGATTCAAGCTGGTGCAGGGCAAGGGATCGCGCGAATGGGCGCTGCCCGAAGAAGAAATGGTCAAGAAGTTCGTCGGGATGGGCATCCCCAAGTCGGCCATCTACACCCAGAAGATGATCAGCCCTGCCCAGGCCGAAAAGCTGGTGTGGGACAAGAAGGGCGAGCCGTGCTCCCTGTCCGACCAGCAGAAGAAGCGTATGGAAACCGAGTACATCAAGAAGGTTCCCGGCGCTCCCGTGGTGGTCCCCGAGTCCGATTCGCGCCCTGCCATCGGGCCGATGGATGCCTCGTCCCTATTCGCTCCGGTTGGTGACGCTGCCCCGGCCGCGCCGCCTGCCGCTCCCGTCCCGTCGTTCCTGGCGGCTCCGAAGCCGTCTTTCCTGTAATCTGTTAATCCTTCATTTTATTTTAAGGAGTTAATCAAATGGCCGATCTTTCCCGCGTCGTCACGTTCACGAACGTGCGCCTGAGTTTCCCCAACCTCGTCACCCCTCAGATCACCAAGGCACCGGATGGCAGCGACCGCATCAGCTACAATGCGGCGTTCCTGATGTTGCCGAACGATCCCAACTTCGCCAAGTTCTTCGCACTGGTCAACCAGATGGCGGCCGAGAAGTGGAAGGAGCAGGCGCCGCTGGTGATGAACCACATCCAGCGCGACACGAAGAACCGGTGCTACGCTCAGGGCGAGGAAAAGGTCAGCACGACCACGCTGAAGCCTTACGATGGCTACGAAGGTCACTTGGTCATCAGCGCGGGCAACAAGAATATGCCCCAGATGATCGACGCTCAGGGCGCCCCGGTTCCGCCCGAGAACACGATGGCGGTCCAGGCCATCGCGCGCAAGCTGTACGCCGGTTGCCGGGTCAACGTCGCGCTGAAGCCGTGGCTCCAAGAGAACAGCCACGGGCGGGCCGTGCGTTGCGAGTTGGTGGCCGTGCAGTTCCACGCCGACGACAAGCCGTTCGGTGAGGGCCACGTTGACGTGACGGGCCTGTTCGGCGCCACCGAGGCCGCCCCGGCCGCGCCTGGCTTCGCCGCTGCCCCGTGGACCCCTCCCGGTGCCGCTGCGCCCGCCTTCGCGCCGCCTCCCGCTGCGGCCCCAGCGTTCACCCCGCCGCCTGCTTTCGGTACGCCTGCGGCGGCTCCTGCGTGGGCGCCCCCGGCCACGGCCAAGCCGTCGTTCATGTAGTTTTCCGCTGGTCTGTGGGAACGCCGGGGAGGGGTGCGCCAACACCCTTCCCCAATTTATAGGATGGGAAGATGCCGGAAAAGACCGAACTGGAGAAGCTGGCCGACAAGTGCGCCGCGCTGGACGAGGAAACCCTGAACGCCAACATCGTGGCGGAACTGAAGGTGCTCAACTCGCACAACCTGGCCGCCGTTGAATGCCGTACCCGGCTCGCGGTGATGCGCGGTGCCTTGCACAAGATGATCCTGAAGAAGTGAACATTCACCCTAGCTTTATGCGTGATCGCATAAGTGGTGTAAACGTCGTCAGCTTTTCCGGTGGTCGAACGTCGGCGTTCCTCGTGCACCTGATGGAGCAGGAACGGCGCAAGGGTGCCGAAGTCCATTACGTGTTTATGGACACCGGAGCCGAGCACCCCAAGACCTACGAGTTCATTCGCAACATCGTCAACGTCTGGGGCATCCCGCTCGTGTGCATCCGAATGGAGGCCAAGGCGATGGGCAAAGGCGTGTCCTACAGCGTCGTTGACGTGAACGACATCAAGCCCGATCTGGTGCCCTTCCGCGATATGCTTCGGAAGTACGGCGCACCCGATGCGTCCCGGCCCCATTGCTCCAACAAGATGAAGGAGCGCCCGTTCAGGAAGTATTGCCTGGCGACCTTCGGGAAGGACTACACGACCTGGCTGGGGATTCGCGCCGACGAGCCGAACCGGCTGGGCAAGAAGGACGGGATTCGGTTCCTCGCTGAACTGACCGACGCCAGCAAGCAAGACATCCTGAACTGGTGGAGCGAACAGCCCTTCGACCTGGGTATCAGCGAACACCTGGGCAACTGCGTGTTCTGTGTCAAGAAGGCACTGGGCAAGGTCGCGCTGGCGGCTCGGGACGAGTTTGGGATGCTCTTGAAATTCGGCGCGTTGGTCGAGGGCAACGAAGTACGCACCGAGGGACTAAAAGATCCTGAAAAGAGCAGGAAGATGTATCGCGGTCATCAGACGTTGAGCGAAGTGGCATCCCTGTTCCCCGAACTGACTCGTGACGAGTTGTTCGACAAGTTGAAGATGGCCCGCGCGTTTGACACCGGATCTTGTGCCGAATCTTGTGAAGTGTTCAAGGTAGGAATCGAATAGTGTCGAGTGATTGGGTGTATGACTGTGAAACCTATCCCAACGTGTTCACTATTTCGTTTGAGCACGTTAACGCCCCCATCCGTCTCTGCTTCGAGATCAGCAACTATCGAGACGATACGCAAGCCCTCTTTGAGTTTTTGGGATTTCTCCGTGAATCCTTTGCACGACTCATCGGATTCAACAACGTGGGGTTTGACTATCCTGTACTCCATCAACTGATGAAGATGGGGCGTTGCGATGCGCCGACCCTGTACGCCAAGGCGAAGGCGGTCATTGGGAGCCAGGACAAGCAAGAACGCTGGTCGCATCTGGTCAAGCCGACCGACCGCTACATCCCGCAAATTGACCTGATGCTCATCCATCACTTCGACAACGGCGCGCGTATGACCAGCCTGAAGGCGTTGGAGTTCAATATGCGCTCGCTGACGATCGAGGACTTGCCGTTCCCGGTTGGCACGGTATTGGACCAGCAACAGATCGCGGTGCTCAAGCAGTACAACGCGCACGACGTTGCGATGACCAAGAAGTTCTATCATCACAGCAAGCATATGATTGCGTTCCGTGATGAGTTGTCCGAAAAGTATATGCGCGACTTCACGAACCACAACGACACCAAGATCGGCAAAGACTATTTCGTGATGCAGCTAACGGCTGCTGGTGTCGAGTGTTACGACTACGGACGGGATGGACGCAAGCCCAAGCAGACGCCGCGCACGTCCATTCGCCTGGCCGATGCCATCCTGCCTTGGATTCAGTTCGAGCACCCCGAGTTCGCCCGCGTGCTGGCCTGGCTCCGAGAGCAAACCATCTACGGCACGAAGGACACCCTGAAGATTCGGGAAGTCACCACGAACAAGAAGGGCGAGGAAAAGGTCAAGATGCTGCCGGTGACGGCAACCATTGACGGACTCGTGTACGTGTTCGGCACGGGCGGCATTCACGCCTCGCGCTCGGCCGAGATTGTAGAAGCCGACGACGAGAATATGATCCTGGACTTGGACGTTACCAGCTTCTACCCGAACCTGGCAATCAAGAATGGGTTTTACCCCGAGCACTTGGGGGCCCAGTTCGTGACCATCTACGAAACCCTGTTCAAGCAACGCGGCACGTACCCGAAGAAGTCGAGCGAAAGCCAGATGTTGAAGCTTGCACTGAACGGCGTGTACGGTGACAGCGGCAACCCGTTCAGTGTGTTCTACGATCCGTTGTTCACGATGAAGATTACGATGAACGGTCAGTTGTTGCTCTGCCTGCTGACGGAGAATCTGATGAAGGTGCCGGGGCTCCGGGTGCTGCAATGCAACACGGACGGCGTGACCGTCAAGCTCCCCCGCCAGCACGAGCCCTTGTTGCGCCAGGTCTGCGAGTGGTGGCAGGGCGTGACCAAGCTGACCCTTGAAGATGTCGAGTACAGCCGGGTCAACATCCGTGATGTGAACAACTTTGTGATGGTGACGACCAAGGGCACGACGAAGCGAAAGGGCGCTTATGAATGGCAAGCGGGTAGTTTGTACGATTCAGGTTACGACGGCTGGAATCAAGATGCGTCGTTTCTTGTGGTGCCCAAAGTTGCAGAACAGGTCTTGGTTAATGGGAGTCCCATTCGAGAGACTGTTACGAATTGGCCGGACGTGATGGACTTTATGATCCGCATCAAGGTGCCGAAGTCCGGTTATCTGATGTGGGGTGACGAGAGGGTTCAAAATACCTCGCGCTACATCGTCACGACGGACGGTAAGCCACTGGTGAAGTGGTTGGAGCCGAACGCGAACAAAGACCCCGAGAAGTGGCGGTCATTCAACCAAGAGGGCGGGCGAAAGGTGACGGTCTGCAACCGACTGACCGGAGCCGAAAAGTTCAACATTGATTACGACTACTACATCGAAGAAGTCGAGAAGTTAGTGATGGTGTTGAAGTAATGGTGTTTGACCCGAAGCACGATCCTTTTGCAGAGTTCAAGAATCCTGACGGCACCTATAACGGCGTGAAGCTGATGGCAATGATGTCGGGGCTATCCGAGGAAGAAGTCAAGCGCCAATGGGCCTTGGCGAAATACCAACAGCTTTGGGAGAAGAACAATGCTCGAAAAAAAGATTGAAGAAGCCGTATACACCTACGCCGTGAGCAAGGGGATGCTGCACTACAAGTTCACCAGCCCGAACCGGCGCTCGGTGCCCGACCAGTTGTTCATCAAGCCTGACGGCAACGTGTTCTTCATCGAGTTCAAGCGCACGGGCGAGACGGCTACGCCGCCCCAGCAACGCGAGCACGCCAGGCTGCGGGAGAACAACGTCAACGTGTATGTCTGCGATGACATCGCACAAGGTAAGAAGATCATCGATGACGAGTTGTGGTTGAGCAAGCTACTTGAGGATCAGTTGACGTGAGGAATAAGTATCCCGGCAAGTGCTACCGCTGCGGCCAGCCCGTTGGACCGGGCGATGGTCATTTCGAGCGGTACAACAAGGGATGGCGGGTGCAGCACACCGGTTGCGCCATCAGCCATCGCGGCATCAACAAGAGAGCCCAAGAGGAACCCAATGTCAGCAACAGCGACCAAAACCAAGGCCCTGCTTGAGCCGTACCAACTTCACCCGTACCAGAAGCGCGCGGTGAACCATCAGTGCAGCCAGCGCGAGTCGATGATGTGGATGGATATGGGCCTGGGCAAGACGCCCGTGACGCTCACCAGCATCGTCCACCTTCGCAACATGGGGTTCCTGCGGGGCGTCGTCGTGGTGGCTCCCAAGCGCGTGTGCCATCTGGTGTGGCGTCAGGAAGCCGCGAAATGGGCGCACACGAACGGGCTGACGTTCAGCGTCGTGATGGGCTCGCGTGAGTTGCGTACCCGCGCCTTGCTGCGCCCCGCCGACGTGTACCTCATCAACTACGAGAACCTGAAGTGGCTCGCGGAAACGCTGGGCACGTACTTCATCAAGAAGGGCATTCCGATCCCCTTCAACGGTCTGGTCTGGGACGAGATCAGCAAGATGAAGAACAGCACGACCGAGCGTGTCAAGTCGTTTATGCGGATCGCCAATCACTTCGACTGGATTACGGGCCTCACCGGCACGCCTGCCAGCAACGGCTACAAAGACCTGCACGGCCAATACCTCGTGGTGGACAAGGGCAAGCGTCTTGGCGTCTACAAGACCAAGTTCGCCACCGAGTTCTTTTACAAGCCTGCTGGTGGCGAAGGCACATACGCCAAAGAGATTCCATTCAAGGACACCGAAGCAAAGATCAAGCACCTGATTGGGGACATCACCCTTGAAATGTCGGCCGAGGATTACAATCCGTTGCCGAAGCTCATCATCAACGACATCGAACTAGAAATGACCGGTCCTCTGCGCGAGAAGTACGACCAGATGGAACGCGAGTTGTTCCTGCATATCGACTCGTGCGGTAAGGACATCGAAATATTCAACCAAGTCGCGCTGATGGCGAAGTGCTTGCAGTACGGCAACGGTGCTATTTACCCGGTGTCGGGTCAGCCCCAATGGGAGCCAATTCACGATCTGAAGCTGGATGCCCTAGAAGAAATAATAGATGAGGCACAGGGGCAACCGGTGCTGGTGTCCTACGCCTATCGTAGCGATGCCGAACGGATAATGAAGAAGTTTGCTCATCTGGACCCGATCAACCTCACCGACTGTAAGAGCGAAACGGCGCTCAAGGCGGCGATGGCTCGCTGGAAGGCCGGTCAGTGCGCCTTGCTGCTGGGGCATCCCGCGAGTATGGGTCACGGCATCGATGGCTTGCAGGATGCCGGGTACATCGTGGTCTGGTACGGGCTCACGTACAGCCTGGACCTATACGACCAGATGAACGCCCGCCTGCGCCGCCAGGGCCAGCCCAAGCCCGTCGTATGCCACCGGATTATGGTGACGAACACGCTGGACCAAGCGCAGGCGATGGCGCTCGACAGCAAGGCCCGCGACCAGACGAGCTTGCGTAAGGCCATCAAGGATTACCGCGCGAGCAAGGGGGTTTGACGGCCAACAGGCGAGCGTGCTAAACTGGCGTCTGCATTCACAGCAACGAGCAAGGAACCCCGGAGCCTTCAAAGCTCCGGGGTTCCTTGTTGGGTAGGTCGAGTTTACTTCGTGTGTCCGTAGACCCCGGCCGCCACGAAGTAGCTGGTGACGGCCTCGGCCAGCATCGGCGCCACGGTGGACGTGTCGGGCGCGGTGCCCGTGACCATCGAGAACGCGATGACGCCGCCCGTGGCGACCACGGCAGCGAACAGCCGAACGGCCGCCGCGTTCTGGGCGTTGGGGAGGTCGCCAGGGGCCTTCTTGGCAATCTCGGTGGCGACGGCGGTGAACAGGCCAACCACGAGGGACGTGGCGCCAGGGGGAATGGTCATTGGGGACTCCTTATCTCTTGCGGTTGCACGAGAGGCAACGGACACCCGCGCTCCCCTCAACCGGGTGGTAGGGGCAACCACAGTCGGGACAGAAGTTAATCATTTACCCTCCTTGGTGATGCGCTCCATTTCGTGGATCACGTCTGCGCGGAACGCGGGCAGGTCGTTCCAGATGGGATCGCCAGGGCACTCGGTCGCCACGGACGGATCGCCAACCAGCTTCGACACGTCGCGGTGGCCGATGATGTTCTTGACCGGGATGCCCCAGCGCAGGCATTCGACGGCGGCGCAATGCACCATCGCGTCACGCTGGGTCTTGCCGGGAAGCTTCTTGCCGAACTGGCCGATGTAGGCGCAGCCGATGCTCCACGAGTTCAGGCCCTGAGCCTGAGCGCCCACGACATCATCGGGGCGACCGGTGTGAATCTGCCCGGTGTTGCGGACGAGGCGGTGGTATCCGACGCCCGACCAGTGGTTAACGTTCTTGTGGAAGTTGTCAATTTCTTCCACCGTCTGATCTTCGGGGCCATCCGTCTCGTGGATGATGAGGTACTTGTGATGCGCCTTGTCCAGCGGCAGGGCGATCTGGTGCCATTTGGCATCGCTGTTCAACGTCACTTCAGATGCTCCTTCAGCCAGGCGCCGACAAGACCGATGATGGCGAGGACGCCGCCGCTGGCGAGGGCACGTCCGAATGCTTCACGCCGTTCGCGGCGTAACTTGGCTTCTTCGTACAACTCCTTGACCATCGCCAGTAGGCCAGGGTGCTGTGTCGCACCTTCGACGTGCCCGAGCAACCATTCCCGCATTTCCGCGACGTGGGCCTCTATCGAGTTGGGGGCAGGCAAGGGCGGGGGAGTCGCGGCCGGGACGGTCGTTTGCAGTTCTTCGGGCATCGTCCCTCCGTAGGCACGCTATTCTGGTCGGTTGTCTGTCCTCATTATAGACATAGAAATGCCCGCCGTACCAACAGCGGGCATAATTGTAAATATTATTTACGTCATTTGATGCCGCCGTAGCGGCGCGCGATGTCGGCCTTGATGGTCTTGACGTAGTTTCGGGTTTCCGCATACCCCGTGTTGTAGGGGGCCTGCCAAATTTGGTACGCGGGGTTCTGGCGGCTCGGACGCAGCGCGCCGGGACCGGCGTTGTATGCGGCCAAGGCACTGTCCCAATTGCCGAACATATCGTACATCTGCTTGAGGTACTTCGCGCCCCCGAGGACGTTCTGAGCCGGATCGTGGGGATTCACGCCCAAGCCAGCCGCCGTTTCGGGCATCAGTTGCATCAACCCGATGGCACCCACGGGGCTCCGTGCATCAGCACGATACCCCGATTCCTGACGCATCACGGCATCGAGCACCGACACGGGCACCCCCGTGACCGCGTGCGCGTGGGCGATGTGCTGATGCCAATGGGTAGGGGCTGCGGGGCCGTGGTCCTGTGCGGGCACGATGACTTGGTGCATCGTCACCGGGGGCGTCACTTGGCGGTCGGCGGCGACCATCACGTTCGTCGGGGACGGCTGGGCCTCGGGCCTCATCCCCTGCCGCATCCGAGCTAGCACGTTATCTTGACTCTCCGGGGTCAGGCCAACGCCGAAAGGTAGCTCGCTCATTTGTTGCCGTCCTTCTTTTTCTTGGCGTCCCGCTGTTGCTCGATCACGTTGTAGGTGGTCGGGACACGGTTGGTCAGCGTGTTGACCGCCGTGGCCGTGTTCCGGGTGTACTTGCCAACCTTGTTGAACGCCTTTTGCTGGGCCAGCGCGTTCGCCATCACCTTGCGGGCACCTTGGGGCGTCTCGAACGCCTCGCTGAGTCGCTTTTCTACCCGCTTGTCGGCGCCAGCCGTCACCATTTCCTTCAGGTGGTTGACGAGGCCGCCCTTGCCGGGAACGTGGGATACCCCGATGCCATCCGAGGCAGCGTTGTTGATGGCGGTCTTGTGGTCCCGGCCAGCGTGGGCGTGGTCCTTCGCCAAGGCTTCACGAGTGAGATCGTCCTTCACGGCTTGCAGGTTTTCGATTTCCTTGGGGGTCAGCAACTCCGTGAACTTCTGGTGCATATTGCGACCAGTCGCGGCTTGCAGGGTCTGCGCCTCGTTCTTCGGGTGAATCGCGTTGGCGTAGGCATCGGCCCGCTGGCGAAGGGTGTATTCGTCGCTGATGGGCTTCTGCAAGATGGACTCAAGGTGTTCCGCGAACTTCATTCGAGCGATCTGGTTTTCACGCAGCGAGTAGTTCTTCATCGCCGTGATGAGTTCGGGGTTGTTGGCACGCAGCCCAACCCACCGGAGAAATTCCGCGCGGGTCTTTTGAATCTGCCGAACGTCGGCCGCCGACGCCCCGCCCTTCAGGATCACGTTCGGGTCGAACGCCAAGTCATCAAACGCCTGCTTGATGGCCTGAAGCGCCTTGCCCGAATACTTCGGGTAGACGGCAGGCACGAACTTGCCCGTTGGGTCGGTGTGTGCGGGAACGTAGGTGCCAATCTGGAACGGCTCGCGTCCCTCGCCCATATACTTGCGCGCCCGCTCCATCACCGTATCCGACAGGGGACGGGTGGTGATGTTGTGGAACGTCGCATCGGCCGTGCTGAGTTTGCTTGCGGCACGACCGTACTCGGTTTTCGCCAGCGCCTCGTGCTGGGCTTCGGCGGTCGGGCGATCCACGTTGCCAGCGGGGCCGGTCTTGCCGGTTTCGTTGATGACCTTCATCCGAGCGGCGTTGTTCCGGTTGTACAACTCCGTGAAGGCGTCGGGGTTGTTGAGTTGCGCCTGCGAGCCAGCGGCCGAGAACTTGGTCGCCACCACGCCGGGACTACCGGGACGCGGCACGCCACGCACCCCGATACCGGGATGCGGTTCGAGGGTGACGATCCCCGCCGCCGCGTTCTTGGCGTGGTAGTCAGCAATCGCCTTGTTGATGCCGTTGGCAATCGCGTTGATGTCCAAGTGGCCTTCTTCACCACGCGCCAGCTTGTCCAGCACGTCTTGCCAACCCTGAAGCTCGCCAGGCATTTCCGCGAGCCTGCGGCGTGCAGATTCAGCGGTCAACAGGGACTTCCTCAGGGTGTTGTAGTGGCGGGTGACTTCGGCGGCGTTGGGTTCATCCTCAACCCAACTCTTGAACTTGGCTTCCTGATCACCCAACTTGTTCATCTTGGCGATGTCGATGAACTTGTCACCGTACTTGGACGATGCACGCAAGCCTTCTTCGGCCTTGGCGATGTCGCGCTCGGCCTTGGTAAGCGACTTCTTGAACAACGCCTCCATATGAGGATGTTGCTCGATGAACGCCTGCACTTCCCTCTGACGGCCCATAAAGTCGAAGGTGCTTTCGGGCGCGGGGGCTTCCGGCTCTGGCGTGGCAACCTCCGGGGGCGCCTCTGGCTGGGCCTGCACGGGCGGTTCTTCCTGCCGGGGCTGGGGCGCTTCGGGTTCCGGGGCGCGGGCCTCTTGCTGGGGCTGTGGGGGCGCCTGGCGAGGGGGAGCTTCCGGCTCGACAGGACGCGCCGCGTTCAGCGCGTTGTTCATCGGCTGCGGCGCACCCGGAGCCTCACCGGGCGGGGTGTTCCGGTTCAGCACGTTGGTCGGACGAACGGGCGGGGCCGCTGCTTCTTCCACCACGGCGAGCGCACCGGGGGCGGTCGGCGGCACCGGTCCCGTGATGGCGTCCAGGCTGTGGCCGTCCAGTAACAGGGAATCGACGCTCGGGGCATCGTCCAGCACCCCGGCAACGGCAGGGCCGCCGGGGAGTTGGGGCGTGCCACCCGGCAACTGGCGAACGGGGGCCGCACCGGGAAGCAACGGGGTGTTGCCACCGGCAGGGAGTTGCAGCGGCGCAGGCGAGCCAGGCCCAAGCAAGGCGTTCGAGGGGACGGCAGGGTTGGCAGCACCCCGAAGCGGGTTGGGCTCGATGGCCTCGGCCGCCGTGGGAACGCTCCCTTCGATGATGGGGTGGTCGATCGCTTCGTCCAACTTCTTGACGATCTGAGGGCCCTTGCCGTTCGCCATTTCGAGCAACACGCGGCGCTGCGGCGTCAGGGCGTTCACCACCTTGCGCGTGACGGCCGACGTACCCTTGCCAACCGGGATGAGCGCGTTCAGCGGGTTCATCGCGGCCACACCCAGACGGGGCGCGTTCACGACGGTTTGGGCCACGGCACCGGGCACGCCCCGCGCCATCAACCCTTCGGCCAGGCTGGCACGCCACGCGGCGTTCAGGCCCATCTTGGCGAGGCCCGCACCACCGAGACTGAGCGGGATGGACAGGTCCGAAGTGGTCTGCCAGGGCCGTTCGGCCAGCGAATACGACAGCGCCGTACCCGTAGGCTCGCCGGGACGGGACACGTAGCTTTCGTTGAGGTAGTTCGCCACGGCCTGACCGGCGTTGTGGGCGCCCTCGCTGAAGGTCTTACCGGCTTCTTCCACGGGTTGCAGTTCGGGGTGATCCTTGACCACGAGCGCCCGCACTTCGGGGGACAATTGGTCCAGCACGATACCGCCCAACGTGGCAGGGGCAGCGTTCACCGCCGCCTCCATCTTGTCGATGGGCGGCAACCCGTTGGTCAGCGCGGTGTACGCTTCCTTGGGGTGCATCCACGTTTCGTAGGCGCTGTGAACCAGCTTCTTAAGGCTCTCGCCGCCGTTCTGGTACATCTTGCTGAACATTTCACCCCACGACAGCGGGGCGCGCGGCGGCAGCGCGGCGGGCGGCTCCACGATGGCCCGGTCGTTGAGAATCACGTTCGTGTAGTTGTGGGGATCGGCGCCAGGAATCGCCACCGCAGGCGCTTGACCGGGCGGGGTGGTCGGCGGGATGAGCCCGAGCGAGTTCAGGTTTACGTTCGGGTCGTAGGTGCCTTCACGAAGTTGGGGATCAGCCTCGCGCAGCAACTGCGCCTCGTACTGCTTCCGCAGCACGGGATCGGCCTGCATCAGCAGTTCCTTTTCTTCTTCCTTCGTTGCCATCTAGTCCTACTTCCCCGACATCGCACGAGCCGCCGCACCGGGACCGTAGTGCTCTGGGTCGTCAAACGTTTCCTTGCTGATCTTGCCCGCACGGAGCAATTGAATCGCGGCGGGGCTGGGCGCCGGGTACTTCTTGCCCGCTGGTGCTCCGTTAGGCTTGCCGACGATGTGCTCGTACAGCGGGTGGTCGGGAATCTCGTCCAACGGATGAGAGGCGAGCGTGCGCTGAATCGGGTCGAGGTCGGGGCTGTTGTGAACATCCAACTGGCGCTGGTTGAACTTCGGGATTGCGTTCTGAATATCCTTGCGCTGGTTCAGCAAGACCTTCAGGATCGCGGCCGGTTCCATATTGCCACGCGCGATGGCCTGTTCCATAATCCGCAACTCTTGCACGCTGGTCTTGGCGCCCAAGCCCGCCTTGTTAAGCTGGGCGGTGCGCGAGAGCAAGTTGTTGGCGATGTACTTCTGGAACTCTTGGGTGTTCGCCAACAGTTCTTCGTCTTGCGGCGAGAGTTGACCCTTGGCGAGCTTGAGCGCACGCAGGGCATCGAGCTTCTGGTTGACACCGAGGCCAGTGATCACCTTGCCGCTCGCAACGGCGTTAATCATCCGATCCAGTTCGGTGATAGCTTCAGGCGCACCGCGCGAGAGTTCTTCCAGGTTCGAGTACGAATCGGCCTCGTGCTGCCCAAGCTTTTCCCCGAAGGCGTTGGCGGCCTTCTGGTTCGCGTTGACCACGATGCGCGTGCTGTGGTCGGCCATCTTCTTCGGCGTGGTCTGGATCTTCTCCAACTTGCCGTTCTTGTCGGTACGGTAGATGTCGTTGTGGTCGCCACCGTCCACCACTTGAAGCTTCTGCTCCAGCGCGCTCTGTGCATCCTTGGCGCCCATCATCTGACGAATGACGTACTCGCGCATCTTGTTGGGGTCTTGGGCGTGCGGCTGCATTTCGGCCACGCGCCGTTCGAGGTACTGTTCAGGCGTGATGCCGTGGGCAGCGTTGAACTTCGCCAAGGCAGGATCGACAGCGAACCCCTTTTCCAAGGCGTACAACTGTTGCTGGGCCAGCGCGGGGTCATCAAGCGACACGCTCTTGTACTGCTCGGCCATATTTTGGAGCGTGAGTTTCAGGCCCTCCATTTCGGTCTTGGCCTGCTGGGCCTTGACCCCTGCGGTTTGCGCCTCGATCTTATCAACCTCGGCGTTGCCCTTCTCGAACGCAGGAACCAACTGACCACGGTTATTCGTGATCAGATGTTCCTTCGCCGCCGCACGGAACTTGTTGCGGTCCAGCGTCCCATCGGGGTTCTTGCTCACGGCGAGCGCGTTCTTGTAGGCATCGGCCGTACCCGCCGCTTCATCCTCAAGACGCCGAGCCTTTTCGATCTCGGTCGAAAGGTACTGCGCCTTGAGCAAGTTCTGGTATTGTTCGACAGGGTTGGCGAACTGAATCGGAGCGATCGCTTCTTGCTTGAAATCTGGCATCTGTTGCTCCTACGCCGTTGCCGTCTTGGCCTTGTCGAGCAACTTCAACAGGGCGTTGTACTGCTCTTGGTTCTGCCCGAGTTGGATGGCCGAGTTGATGCTGCCCATCAGGCTCTGCGCGCCCGACTGGTATCCCGAAGCGGTCGCGTTGGCCGCCCCGGTGGTGCCCGCCGCCAGCGCATTCGCCATCCCGGTCGCGCCGGCCATCGCGTTGCCCGCGAACGCCTGACCCGCCGCGTTGCTCTGACCCACCGCCGTCTGCCCGAGCCCAGCCAGGGATTGCAGGGCGGCGCGGTCGGTGTTCCGGGTGGTTTCCTGGCGGTTGTACCAGTTGCCGTATTCCTGCGATGCGCTCTGGCCCGCGTAGTTGTTCATCGCCTTCATCGTCTCGCCCGACACCAAACTGCCCTGCGCGCCCGCCGCGTTACGAAGCGCCTTCAGGCCCTCCGACAACCGGAAGTGGTAGTCGGGGCTCGCCGTGAAGTCACCGCGCGGGTGGTCGGTGTCGAACGATTCCAGATTGGTAAGCGCCCGACTACCAGCCTCCCGCCACGGCTTGGTATCTTCCCTGATCGTGTCGAACTGGGCTTGGTTCTGCTTGAGGGCATCGGTGTAGCCCTGCGCCTGCGTCTTGGCAGCTTCCTTTTCGGCTTCCGAAATGTTGTGGCCGTTGACCAGATTGACGCCTGCGCTCACCAACCCGGCACCCGCGATCAAGCCTTGACCGAGGGTGACGCCGCTTTCGGCAGGGGGCTTGTAGGTCGAACCGCCCGCCTGCGTGTTGTCAGGGCCGTTGCTGTTCCAGTCGGCAGAGCCGGGACCGTGCAGCGGCCGACCCTGCGAGTCCGTGGTGCTGGGCTTCGCTGCCTGCATACCAGCGGCGTAGGAATCCGTACCGGGCTGGCCCACGTCGATCGGGGTCACACCCACACTGGTAGGACGCACGGTCGATTCGGGGTGAACCAAGTCGATGCGCTGCATACCGATCTGGTTGGTTGGTTCGGTGCGGAAGTCGTAGCTGCTGGCTCCGACGTTCGTGCTGCTGGGGTTGGGCGGAATCGACCAGCTAGGCATCTTGTCGCCTTGGGCCGCAATCGCAGCGTCGGCCTGCCCCTCGATGTCCCGCTGCGCGAGCACGTTGACAGGGGCGCTCATCCCCGCGTGGACGCCGCCGTTGGTGCTGTAGCCGACACCAACGCCGCCGATGGCGTTCAGGACAGTATCAACGTCCGCGTTGCCGGTCCCGTAATAGGTGTTGCTGCCGGGCTGTTTGGCCTGCCACTCCCGGTAAGCATCCACCGAATTGAAGCCGTGCGAGCGTGCTTCAAGTTGGGCGGTGGTGTCCCGCAAGGCATCGATGGGATGCGTGATGCCAGCACCGACCCAGTTGGCGGTGTTCTCGGCGGCGGTGGCGGCGCGGCTGAACTGCTCGCCCATCCAATCAAAGAAGCCCATTAGCTAATCTCCCTACCACTCGCACGGATGCTAATGGACGCTGCCGCGCTTGCTATTGTACTGACAAACCCGCCCGTAAGCAATATCTGGCCTACCAGTTCGGGGAACGTATACGTCTCGCTTGCAGCAAGCGAGCGGGTTTTGACCACAATGTTCTGGTTGCCTGCTGTATCTCCAGACGTGACGAGGTATACGCTGATAGTCACCGCACCCGCGCTGTAGTTCGTCGCGGTGAACTTATCAATGATCGTCGTCACACCATTCGCGGTGTACTGCTTGGTTTGGGTATTCTCGGCGATCTTGGCCGGGATGAGAACGGTAGGTAGGACTGGCATTTAGTTCCCCTTTTCGGCGCTGGTGAGAACGGACAAGATACCTGCCCCTACCAAGGTGATGGGTCCGATGGTCAGCGCCGGGATCGCGGGAATGTGCTTCGCGTCCTCGCGTGCCGTACCGTTGACCTGCACGGCGGTCCCATCCTTCTTGACCTTGAACACCTGAAGCGTATAACCGCGCTGGGCGAACCACGCGCGTACTCCCGGCTCCAGTACCTTGCACAGTACACAGTGCCGCGAGATATACATCTTGGCGATCACGTTTTCTGACAATAGAGTACGTCCAAGTAGGGCGGAAGGGTGCCCGCCGCAGCGGCCGAGCCCGTGTTGCCGTGGGTGTGGGTGCTGTCGGCCAGCGTGACCGCTACGCCCGTGCCGTTGTTGATGGAGCGCAGGCCACCCGCTGGCGGCAAGTCCGTCAAGGTGATGGTGTGGGTGTGGGTAGACGTACCGCCCGTGCCGCCAGGCACACCACCCGCCGCACCACGAGGGAACGTCGAGCGCAGGGCCGTGTACTCTGTATACCCTGCTGGGCAGCTTGGACCCGCGTGGATGATGATGGCTCCCGAAGGGACACCACCGGCCGCGATGGCCTTCAGAATCTCGCCCATTTCAAACGGGGGCGGCGCGACCTGAAGATCGGTCAGAGATATGTCGTTACCGCCCGCGCCGGTCAGGTTGAACAGCGTCAGGAAAAAATTGTACCATTCACGCGAGATAATCCCCGTCTGGGGGTCCACCAACGGAACGCGCTGTGGGGTGATATTGCTAGGCATTGGTGTTGCTCGCGTGAAGTTCCGCGCCCATAATCACCACCTTCACGGGATCGGTTCCAGACACTTCGTAAACCCGATCACGGAGCTTGAGAGTCATTCCCAAGCGGCGCCAGATGACGCGCGTGCCGAAGGTGCCGATGGCCCCCATACTCGCCCAATGCTCGTTCGACCACGTATGGCCGCCGTCGTCCGACCAACGCAACATCACCTGTGGGTCGCTGCCCTGCCCCGAGTTCAAGCCGATGCCGCTCTCGCAATCAAGTTGCAGCGAGTGGTGCGCCGCCCGGTTGAGGTTGTCCGCATCGGGAGCCAGCGCACGCCAGGACCGCAACCACCGCTGAGTAGACCCGTTGTCGGAAAAGCTTTCCAGATCGAACTTGTACAGGTTGCCGTTGGCGTAGTCGCCAATCATCACGAGGTTGTTGTAGAACGCCTGGCAGTTGCCCTGATGGCGCGTGAAGGCCCCGGCGCTGAAGCCACAACGCTCGTGCCACGCTTGGGTCGCCGCGTCGTAAACCCACGTCGTGTTCTGGTTCGGGAATACGAGGACGTAGAACGAATGGCCGTCTTGCTGGTAGGTGTAGCCGATGGCATTCGACAGGTCGCCGTACTGCTGGATCTGCCATTCAACCGCGTGGGTGGAAATGCGCTCCCCAATGTACCCCTTGGCCCGGTAGACGATGCCTTGCCCCCGTGCGTCCCGACCGAGCCAGAACACTGAGTTGTCCATCTTGGCGATGGAACTACGCGAACAGCACCCGATCTCGTTGAACGCGCCTTGGATGGGACCGAACGGGTATTGGGCGCTCCCGTTGTCGTACCAGACTTCGGTGCTATCGGTGCCGAAGATCCACGCTTCCTTGTGATTGATGATCAGGCCGACCACATTATCATTGGCACCCTCGGCCCGCTTGAAGTCCAACAGCGAGAACGAATCAACGTCTTGGGTGTCCATAATATAGATGTTCTGGCTGTTCGGTGCGTTGAACATAAAGTAGCCATCCAGATACCCGACCGTGACCGCACCGGGGAACGTGCCCCCGGTGCTATCGCTCACCAACTGGGCGAACAGGCCGCCCGTGATGGGGTCCACGATGTAGAGGTAGCTGGGGCCGTTGCAGGCCACGAACAGGATGCGCGTGCCGTCCAGCGTCGAAAGGGCGTCGGCCATACTCACGGGGGTGCCGTCGTTGGCGACCGTCCCGATGGTGGTGAGCGCATAGTTGGTATCCATCTGGTACAGCGTGGCGCCGCTGACGATGTACAGGTTCGCGCCCATCTGCCACATCCCGCGAATGGGACCGGTGCCGATGGTGGTCAACAGGGTCAGGCCAGGCGCCCGGTTCAGGAACGCTGGCTCTTTACCACTCTCGGGCACGATCTCGGGGAACAGGTTGACCATCCGACTGTCGGCGGCGTTGACGCTGCGCGCGACATAGGACGAACCCAGGATGGGCGTTTTCATCTTACTGCCCCGTGAAGATGTTGTAGCGCGACGGACCAACCAAGCCAGCGGGCATCTGCAAGGTGTCGATCGGGCTGTTGATTCGCATAATGTCATGCTTACTGCTGGCCGCGATGCGACGGACATCCTTGGAGGGGTCGGTGCCAAACTCGGGCGCGAGTTCGAGCGCCAGGTTGTACGCGAACGCCCGCATATAGCCAGGCGGGAACGCGAGCGTGGTGGTCAAGAGCGCGGGCTGAGACAGCACGACGCCGCTGATTAGGTGCATTTCAAGAGCCACGTTGGGGACCGGCCACAAGGTCATCGAAATGTCGGGCATCAACGGGTTGACTTGCATCACCAGCGGATAACCCGTCTGAACGGTTTTGGCGGCAATCTGGTTGTACTCTGCATCACTGATGAGCCGGATCGGGTACGAGATACCGTTCACCACGAAATAGCACGAGTCGTCCAGAATGACCGGACGGAACCCCACGAAGTTACCGGAGGGCCCCAAGGTGCGCGTGGCTTGGTTCGCGGGCCAAGTGAAAGTCTGGTCCGACGTGGCGTAGATTGACAGGTTCTGGGTGCTCCACGAGTCAATCATCTGGTTGAGCGCCATCAAGGCGTCAGCAGAAGCACTGGCCGAAGGTGTTTCACCCTCGGCCAGCACGCCCAACATCCTGAGAGCACGGTTGATCTGATCGCCCGCAGTATATGTTGCCACGAATCCCCCTTGTTAGGAGTTGAGCTTTTCCAGGATCTCCCGCGCGGTGGCAGGCCCGATGCCCTTGAGGGCAACGAGGTCCGCTTCCTTCTTGGTGACGAGATCGGCCCACTTCGTCACCCCGCCGTCAATCAGGAACTGACGAGCGGGGAAGTTCTCGGGGATGTCCGACTCGGCGGGCGCGAGGAACGAGGGGACGGGGGTGGACGCCACGGGCTCGGCAGAAGCCGCTTCCGTGGGCGCCGGGGTGTCCGTCCAACCGTTGGCTCGCGCCACGGAGGCGTCCAGGTCGCCACAGGTCATCTGACCGTGGACGGGATGGGAGAGGAAGTGCGTAGCCATCGGCTTAACCGATCAGGTACAGCGTCCACGCGGCGGCGGCCGTGCGACGGAGCCGGTAGCGCGAGACGGTGGCAGCGGCGGTGGTCAGGCGGCAACCCGCAGCGGCGGTGATGCCCGTACCAACCGCCAGGGTGGCCGTGCCGGTGGTGGCGGTGATGCTGAAGTCGAAAGCGTTGTCCACGCCCGCGCTGGGCACCGCAGCGTCCAGCAGGGCGGCGGTCGGCAGGGTCAGGGTGTGGCCCGCGCCGGTGTACTCCAGCAAGCCCGTCAGAAGCTGGTCCGTGGTGATGGTCGAGGTCGTGGTGAACGACGCCGCCGCACCCTGGCGCATCATATTCGGCTCGCCGTTGTTGCCGTCACCCAACTGGGTGCCGCCGGTGCCGTTCGGGAGGGTAGGCGTGGGACCGGTCGAAACAGGAGGCATTCTCGTTTCCTTCCTTAAGCGAGAGGCAGACTAGCTACCTCTCGCAGCGATGACGTGGGGTGGACGGTTTAGCCGATCAGGCGGACGGCGAGTTCCGGGCGAAGCACGCCGTAGCCGTACAGCACGTCCAACCGGCAGATCTCGCGGTAGTTCGTGATGTCGAACCCCTTGGTCACGGTCATCGAAATGCCGTTGTGGACCGCGCGGGACGCCTGCACACCCGCCTCGGGCAACTGCAAGTCGGCCGTCACGAATGCGATGGCGTCCTTGTGGTACATCAGGTTCTGGGGGTACGCCGTGTTGGCCGTGCCCAGGAACGTGACGGTCGCGCCAGCGGTCGGAACGCTGTCCACGATGGCGAGCGCCTGGCTGGAACCCCAGTAGATGGGGGCCACCGAGACGGTGAGGGCCGAGCCGACCGCCGTGGCGTCCGCACGAGCGATGAAGTTGTAGAGCGCGCCGGTGGTAACGCGGGTCTGCGGGTTGACCGCGTAGACGCCCGCGATGGTGAACATGTCACCCTGCTTGATGGTGTCGGTCGCCGTGCCGCCGCTGATGGTGATGACGATGGTTTCCTGACCCTGCGCCGCCGTGGTGGTGGCGACGGTGCCCGCGACACGGGTGCCGGTGGTCAGGGTGCCGATCGACTGGGACATCGAGATTTCCTTGATGCCCAACACGTTCTCGCCCATCATCCCCGACTTGAACTGGTTGCTGATGGTGCCCTGCGGGTTGAAGAAGCCGCTCATACCCAGCACGAGCGCGGAGTTGGCGGCCGGGTTGACCGTCAGGTAACGGTCGGAGCGCGGGCACGCATTCTCGTCCAGGCGCTGCATCGCGGACAGCAGGACCGCCGCGCCAGCGGGCGTGGTGCCGGGGACGCCGACCACGTTGTTGATGTACTTGGCGACACCGGACGCCACGTCGGCATCGATGGTGGCGGCAAGCTGCGACATACGCGGCTTCAGGATCAGCTCGCTGTAGTCGTCCAGCTTCATCGTGCGCTCGGCCTGCGAGAAGGCCACGCCGATGTGCTTCTGGGACGAGCAGGTGAGGGTCGTCCACTGTTGGTTCTCGGGCTGCACCA